GGATCGTACGACGATATGCGGAAGATGTTCGAGCCAGAGCCTAAGAAGGTCTGCCCGCACAACGTAATCCGCAAAAAGCGCAACGCAGACTCGCACTACGAGACCAACGTGTATGTGTGCGGATCATGCGCGACACTTTTTGATGTCAAGCAGCACGAGGAACCAGCGCCAATTCCGCTGGTACCGATGGATGATGGCCGTCCTCCGTGGGGATTGAGAGATAGACAAGCATAAAACTACCTGTCAGCTACAGAAAGACAGTTCCCGGTAATCGAGCAAATGAGTAGGTTTGAACTATGAAGCTGTCGGCGGAGATGGATATTCGCGGGTTTGACAAGACGCTGAGTGGCTGGGAGTTGACCCAGTTGCCGTTTGCGACCGCGAGCGCGTTGACCAAAACCGCCAAGCTGGTGCAAACGGCAACCGTGGCCGAGATGCGCAAGGTGTTCGATAGGCCAACGCCGTTTACGCTGGCTTCGACGATGGTGAAGCCGGCGACCAAGACGAACCTGGTCGCACAGTTGATCCTGAAGAACGTGAACCAGAAAGGCGCACCGCCGTCCGTGTGGCTGGAACCGAATATCGATGGGGGAGAACGGCAGGCGAAGCGCTCCGAGATGCTGCTAAGGCAGTATGGGATGCTGCCCAACGATATGTTCTATGTGCCTGGACTGGGTGCGGACCTCAATCGGTACGGGAACATCAGCGCTGGACAACTGATCAAGGTGATGAGCGCGTTGCAGGCGTTTCCACAAGGTGGCTATCTAGCCAACAAGTCTGCGCGGCTGGGTGCGCGGGCGAATAAGGAAACAGACAACATCTTCGTTGGCAAACCTGCAGGCGGCTATCTGCCACTGGGTGTCTACCAGAGGATGCCCGATGGGAAGCTGAAGTCGATACTGATCTTCGTCAAGCGGCCACACTATGGGAAGATACTGCCGTTCTACGAGCTGGCGCGTGAGGTGTTTGGATCGAACTTCCAGGCAGAGTTCAACGTCGCGCTGCGCAATGCGCTGATCTTATCGCCAATACTTGGGCGGGCAGCATGATCGGAGTGTGGCGTCATGCTGAAGGGTGGCGGGGGCGTCGTAGGCAGAAGGATGATAGGCACGCGGAGTGCCAAACGACTGATTTTAGGGAATCGAAGGTACTTCCAGCGATCTACCAAGACGGGTAATTCGAACCCCGACACAGAGGTAGACGAGCGTGCGAATATCGGCACTTTACTTTAGTTTCTGACTGGATAGGCAAGTGAGCAAGGATGGCGGGCGAAACAGCATCGATAAAGGAAATCTGCCGAGTACTCGCCGGGGCTGGGCACGATCCCCTGACCGAGATGGCAGTTTCCCATTTTGTGGGCGACGGGATGCCCAAACTCGGCCGCGGCAAGTACGATCCCGACGCCTGCATGCACTGGTACATCGGGCGCCTGCGCACCTCGGTCAAGCGCAAGGAAGCCGAGAGCGAGGATGGCGAGATACTCTCGCTCGACAAGGAGCAAATCCGCCTGATCCGCGCCAAAGCGGACAACGAGGAGATGACAGCGGCCGAGCGCCGCGGCAACCTGGTTCCCATCGAGGTCTACGAGACGGAGCTGGCCAAACTAGTCGGCACCGTCAAGATGCAATTCCTCAATCTCCCCGCCCGCATCGCTCCGAAGTGCGACGGCCTGACTCGCAGCGAGGTCAAGGCGCTCATGACCGCCTCCATCAAGACCACCCTCGCCGCGCTGGCGAAATCTAGCCATGGCAACTCAGCCCCTACTCCCGCAGCAGTGCCCCCCGCCGTTCGGCCTCGACGCCGAACAGCTAAACGGGCTGCTCGCAAACCTGTTACTCGCAAACGATAGGATCTATTCGCAGTTCGAACCGCCGCCCGACATGCTCATCTCCGAGTGGGCAACACAGAACATCGTCCTCGAGAAGGGCACCACGCCGCGGCCAGGTCCGTACGTCCCGGAGGTCTTCCAGCGCATCATGATGGATGCCATCTGCGACCCGAAGACGCGCCGCGTGACCATCATCAAATCCACGCAGGTCGGATACACACAACTCATCTTCGCAATCTGTTGCTACTTTATCGCCTGCGACCCTTCCCCAATCGGGTTTTACTTTCCCCGCGACGCCGACGCAAAGGAGAAGTCGAAGACCATGCTCGCGCCGATGATCGCCAACTGCGAAGCGCTGCGCACGCGGGTCCGCGAGAACAAGTCGCGCAAGGGTGGAAACACCCAGCAGCTAAAGGAGTTCCCCGGCGGCTTCCTCAAGATCGCGGGCTCGAACTCCGGCGCCAGTCTCCGATCCGCATCGTTCCGCGTGCTGATCAAGGATGAGGTGGATGGATGGCTGCTTGAGGTTCCCGGCGAAGGTGATCCGAACAACATCGTCGAACGCCGCACCGACGCTTACCCCGACGAAGCGAAGATCATCGAAGGTTCCACGCCCGCCAAGCCCAAAGGCCTGTCGCCGACTGAGAATGGCTATCTCGCGGGCGACCAGACGATGTTCCACGTTCCCTGCCCTCACTGCGGCCACTATCAGCCGCTGTTGTGGCGCGATCCCGAGACCAAGGAATACAACATGGTCTGGTACAAGGATGCGGACGGCGCACCCATCCCCGATACCGTCGCCTATCGCTGCCAATCCTGCCGGCAGGACTTCGACGAGCGCAGCAAGCAGAAGATGCTCGACAGCATCAAGGAGGTGTCGAAGTATCCGCATCGCCGCTCGCACCGCAGCTTTTATATCAACGCGATGTACTCGCCGTGGGGCGAAGTATGGCCCGCGATGGCCAAGGAATGGCACGAGGCGACGGGCAACCCAGAGAAGATGCGAGCGTTCGTCAACCTCCGCCTGGGTGAGACATGGGATGAAGGCGCGGACGCAATCGAGCCAACCGCGCTGCTGGCCCGCCGCGAGGAGTATGCGCCCGAGAACGATCCCAATGTGCGCGTGCCCAGTGGTGTCGCCGTCCTCATCTGCACCGTCGACGTGCAGCAGAACCGCCTGGAAGCTCAGATCACCGGCTTCGGCGTCGGCGAGGAGCAATGGCTCATCGATCATGAGGTGTTTTACGGCTCGCCGCTGGACCTACCCACCCAGCGCGGCAATGAAGATCTGGTCAACGTCTGGACGGAGCTTGACGCCTACATCCTGCGCGGCTGGAAGCACGCCAGCGGCGCCGTCCTGCGCCCGTCCATCACTCTGATCGATACCGGATACGCCGCCGACGCCTGCTACAACTTCATCATGCCGCGCCAGAGTGCTGCGCGCCGCGTCTACGCCAGCCGTGGTCAGGATCGCCTATCGAAGATCGGCCTGGTGCAGGAAGGCACGGTCAAGAATCACGTCATCCGCCTGTTCAACGTGGCTACCTACGCCTGCAAGGACCGGATTCTGGCGCGGCTCAAGGTCAACAAGCGCGGTCCGTCGTATCAACACTTCCCCAAGTGGACGACCGAGGATTACTTCGACCAGTTGACGGCGGAAAGTAAGGTTCCACGCAAGAACAAGACCACCGGCCGCGTCCGCTACGAGTGGGTGCCCAACCAGCTCCGCAACGAAGCGCTCGATCTCACAGTCTACGCGCATGCGGGGCTCTGGATTCTCCAGAAACTCATCGATCCGACGACCTACAACGATCTGGCCGCGCTCTCGGCCGCTGTGGAGGCTGGCGGCAACCCAACCACGCTCCGCCGCCCGGTCCAGCGCCGGATTGTCTCGCAAGGGGTGCAATAGTGGCCACAATCCTCAGCGCGTACGACCGCGGCTCACTTTACGGACGCTGCGACGCGAGTTGCTACGACGGAACCAAGACGGAATGCGCGTGCATCTGCGGAGGGGTCAATCACGGCGTCGGAATGGTCCAGGCTCTCGCCAACACTGCCGCGATGTCCGATGGATGGCTGAAACGCGACCGCAACTTCCGTCATTCCCGGTCTGTGACTTACGAAACCCCGCTGGTGACACAAAAAAGCCTCTTCTAACCTAGCCAGGTGCGGCCCACATCCGATCGGCCCGGCAGCTTCGGCATGGAATGCCTGCTCTGGCTGTTCTTCATCCTGCCCGGCTTCATCTACAGCATGTGGCGGCTGTGCTCCCGCCGCATCGTCGCGTGCCCGGTCTGCAAGGCTCCAAATCCCGTCCCACTAAGCTCGCCAGCCAGGCCAGGCGCTCGCGCTTCCCGCCATCCGGTAGTTGCTGCTGTCTTTCGATCTTTCACCGCGCCAGCGGTCGAGAACAGCACGAAGTGCCACCGCGCCAGCGGTCCAAGACGACCCGAAGGGTGTCAGCTACAGAAAGACAGTTGTTTGGTGCAGGCATGATCCCCATGATTAGCAACCATGGCTGGTATCACACTTGCTATCGCGCAACAGAACCTCGACGACGCACTCCTGGCGCTCGCCGATGCGCGCAAGCAGCAAGAGTATCAACTACTTTCCACGACGGGCGGACGCAAGGTCACGAGGGGGTCGCATGAAAGCCTACTAAAAGAAGTCCAGATGTGGGATGCCAAGGTCAAGGCACTCTCTCGCGGCGGTGGCATCCGCACCTATCTGGCGGTGCCGAATTGAGCCGCCAGTACATCGCCAAGGTTGAGCCGAACTGGCTCGACAAAGCCATCACAGTTCTCTCCCCGGAACGTGGCGCCGCCCGAATGAAGGCGAGGACGCATCTCGCCATCTTCGGCGCATACTCCGGAGCCCGCACCGACCGCCGCGCCACCGCCAACTGGTTCCCCTTCCGTGGCTCGGCCGATTCCGACACGCTCTACGATCTGCTGATGCTGCGTTCGCGCTCTCGCGACCTCATCCGCAACTCTCCCCTCGCAGGCGGAGCTATCCACACCGTCTGCCTCAACGCAGTCGGCACCGGCCTCAGCCTGCAACCTACACCCGATATGACCATCCTCAAGTGGGACGAGGAGAAGGCCTCCGCGTGGGCTTCGATGGTCGAGCATGAATTCGCTATGTGGGCGGACTCCAAGGACTGCGACGTAACCCGCACCCAGAACTTCTACGGCATGCAGGATCTTGTCCTGCGATCCAGCCTGGAGTCCGGCGATTGCTTCGCGCTGCTGCCCATGCGCCAGGTCGGAGCCTCGCCGTACAAGACCGCCGTCCAGATCATCGAAGCGGACCGCGTGATGAGCCCGTACGGTCACGTTGACGGGATGCCGATACAGGCGATCGTCAAGGATGCGTCCGGCCATGAAGTGGCGAACGGCAACCAGATCTGGGCAGGCGTGGAAGTCGATGCGTACGGCGCGCCAGTCGCGTACCTGGTCTACCACAAGCATCCCGGCTCGCCCGACTTCATGGCGGGCTACAAGGACAACACGCTGTTCGACCGCGTGCCTGCCTTCGGCGCGAAGACTAACCGCCGCAACGTCGTGCATCTGTTCGACCGTCTGCGGCCGGATCAGAAGCGCGGCGTGCCCTACCTTTCGCCTGTAATCGAGACCATCAAGCAACTCGACAGGTACACCGAAGCAGAGATCATGGCAGCCGTCGTGACCGCGATGTTCACGGTGTTTATTACTACCCCGGAAGATGCCAATGGGGCGGGTCCACTCGCACCGCCCTCGGGGTCTCTCCAACCCAACGCGATTCCCGGCCAACCCTCCGGCGTATCGATGGGCCCCGGCATGATCAACCAGCTCGGCCCCGGCGAGGATGTCAGCTTCGCCAACACGCTGCGACCCAACAGCGGCTTCGATCCGTTCGTGGTGTCGATTCTGCGGCAGATCGGCGTCGGGCTGCAGTTGCCGTTCGAGATTCTGATCAAGCACTTCACCGCCAGCTATTCGGCGGCGCGCGCCGCGATGCTCGAAGCCTGGAAGTTCTACAAGAATCGCCGGACCTTCATCGCCGATGGCTACTGCCAGCCGGTGTATGAGGCGTGGTTCGATGAGGCGGTTGCGATTGGCCGTATTTCGGCGCCGGGATACTTCTCCGATCCGCTGCTGCGCCGCGCATATCTCTCGGCGTCTTGGATTGGCGATGCGCCTGGCTCCATCGATCCCGGAAAAGATGCCGCCGCCTCGCAACTGCTGGTGGATGGTGGATTCTCGACCGTCAAGCGCGAAGCACTGGTGCTCACCGGGCAGAACTTCGACGACATCCACACCCAGCGCGCCCGCGAACACAAGCTGCGGTCGCAAGCGGATCTCGAGCCCGGCATCCTCAACGCCCTCGCAACCGAGAAGGTAGATGGGGACCCGAACGCGCCAGAACCTGACGGCGCCGACACTGAGACCCCCGCGAAGTCCGGTAAGTCGGCAGAGCCGGACGGCGACGAACCCAAGCCCGCGACCGCGCCCAAACCGCCCGCGAAGAAGCCAGTGAAGGGGAAGAAATGACCGTTCTCGACCTGTTGAATCAGCCGTGGGCCATCACTCCCGAGAAGTTGGAGGCGATGTGCGAAGTCTACGACCGTCGCATGTCCGGCGTGAAACTGGACGATGCCGCAATCAAGGCTGCGATTGGCAACGTGTCCCTCGGTAACTCCGACAGCGAAGATCCGTACACCGTCAAGGATGGCATTGCAGTCATCCAGGTCAACGGAGTGCTGGCGAAGAAAATGAATCTCTTCACCGCCATCTCCGGCGGCATGAGCACGCAGATGTTGACACAGGCTGTTGTCGATGCCGATGCGGACCCGATGGCGCATTCGATTCTGGTGGTGATCGATTCGCCGGGCGGAGAAGTTGACGGAACGCAGCAACTCGCCGCCGCGCTTGCAAACTGCACCAAGCCGACATGCGCGTGGATCGATGGCATGGCGGCTTCTGCGGCGTTGTGGATTGCAACTCAGTGCGATTCGATCTACGCCGCCAGCGACACGTCTCAGGCAGGATCGATGGGTGTGATCCTCAAGCACACCGACATGTCGAAGGCGAACGACGCGAGCGGGAAAAAGGTTACGTACATCCAGTCGGGCAAGTTCAAGAGCCTTGGAAACTCCGACAACCCGCTCACCGATGACGGCAAAGACCACTCGCAGGGCCGCATCGACTACCTCGCCACGCTGTTCACTAACGCGGTGGCCACGGGTCGCAATCAGGCTCCGGACGCAGTGTGGAGCAATCTGGGCGACGCTCACATGTGTTTCGCACAAGAGGCCATCAAGCTCGGCCTTATCGACGGCATCGCCAGCCAGGACGAAGTTATTTCCATGCTGGCTACGGCGTACAGCGCCTCACTTTCAACGGGTGCGCAAGCATCCATCTTCACCAACTCGAAAGGAATTCCAACAATGTTCAAAACCTTTGCAACGGAAGCTGATTACAACGCAGCCATCACGGCGGCAACGGAGCAGGCCGTTGCAACGGCTCGCGTCGAAGCTGCAACCACGGAACGCAACCGCATCCAGGCAGTCCAGAGCCAGCAGCTCTCGGCCGCGCACTCCGAACTGATCGCCACGCTCGCCTTCGACGGCAAAACCACCGGCCCCGAAGCCGCGGTCGCGGTCCTCGCAGCCGAACGCAAGATCGCCGGCGCGCATGCCATCGCACTCGCAGCCGACGCAGCGGCAGTCAAAGTGATTCCTCCGTCCGAGGCCTCGGTTGCCGAAGAGGAGAAGAACGCAACGGCCCGCCGCGATGCTGCGCTTGCAGCCGCGCCCAAACCCAAGCCCAACCCCGACCAGCAAGACCCCAACGTCACCGCCTCCGCGATCGCCGACTACATCCAGGCGGAGAAGGTGAAGGGCAAGAGAATCGGATACGCCGAAGCTGCTGCCGCGCTCGCCGCTGCTGCGAAGAAATAAACCAGAGGGGGCGGCGCTCCTACAGGCCGCGCCCCTCACATCAAGTTCAAGTTCCAGCTTCAAAAATTCGCAGCAGGATGGGAGAAACACAATGAACGCAAACACCTCCAAGGCGTACATCGCGGATGTAGACACCGCGCCGTATCTCGTCGTGATGGCTGGAACGGTAGTTGGCAATGCCAACGTCGCTCTGACCAACACCAGCAAGCTCATCGGCGTCGCCGAGAATGTCCAGGTCGCGGCGGGGCAGACGGTCGATGTGATCAACGCCGGAACCGGCAATGTGCTCGCTGGTGGGACCATCGCCGATGGCGACTATCTCACCGCCAACACCGATGGCAGCGGCTCCGCCATCACCGCTCTCACCGGCAACACGGTCTTCGGCAAAGCGCAGGCATCGGCTGTGGCCGGGGATGTTGTTCCGTACGTCACGGCGTTCTCCAAGCTGCCCTAGTTCGCTTCGGCTGTTCCGCTTCACAGCCGCAAGGCTGAACACAATTCAAAGAATCGAGGGCTAGAACAATGCCATTTGTAAACACTCTCCCGGCGCCGTTTCAGGTCACCCCGGTGCAGACGGCGATCGCTATCGCCTACCGCAACGAATCGCTGATCGCGGATGCTGTTCTTCCGCGTGTGCAGGTCGACACTCCTGCATTCAACTACTCCATCCGCTCCAAGGCCGACATGTTCTCGCAGTTCGACTCCAAGGTCGGACGCAAGTCTGCGGTCAACGAGATCGACTGGACCGCGACGCTGACTTCGGCATTCGTGGACGATCACGCGCTCGATGAGGTCGTTCCCCGGCGTGACCAGGCGGTCGCGCAGGCCTACGGCAACTTCATCGATCCTAAGATGATTGCCACCGAAGAGGTTGCCGCGCAACTCGCAAACGCTCGCGAAGCCCGCGCTGCAGCCCTGGTGTTCAACGCAGCCAGCTATGCCACCGGCAACAAGACCACGCTCACGGGCACTGCGGCATGGTCGGACAAGGTCAACTCCGATCCGCTGCTCGCCATGATGACGGCGATGGACGGAATGGTGATGCGTCCCACGCAGGTCGTCTTCGGACGGCAGGTGTGGACCGCAGTCCGCACCCATCCGAAGATCGTCGCCGCGTGGCACGGCAACGCTGGCGGTTTCGGCATGGTGTCGTCGGAGTTCGTCGCCCAGTTGCTCGAAGTGGACGAAGTGCTCATCGGCGATCCCTGGATCAACACCGCGAAGAAGGGTCAGGCCGTCACGCTGGCTCGCGTGTGGGGCAACTACTGCGCCATGCTCTACAAAAAGCCCGTCTCCATCTCCACCGAAAGCATGTCCTTCGGCATTACCGCACAGTGGGGCGCCCGCATCGCGGGAACCTACTTCGATGAGAAGAAAGGCATGCGCGGCTCGGACGTTGTCCGCGTCGGCGAGTCGGTGAAGGAACTCATCATGGCCAACGACCTCGGATACCTCTTCACTACCCCGGTCTAGAACTGAATCCGCAAGCCCCGCGGCGGCGGCCAACCACCGTGCCGCGGGGTGCTTCACCCACACCCATCCGCAACACAGGAGTTATGCAAATGGCAAAGTCAACATTCATCGTCAACTGGGAAGTCCAGGGCTTTCGCGCCAAGACACACGCCGTCGGCGCATTCATCGTGGCCGAAGCAGAAGAAGTCAAGGACCTCGTCGAAGCTGGCGCAGTCTCGCTCTGGGACAAGGTCAAGGGCCAGAAGGTGGCCATCACCGCAACCGTCACCGATACCACCGCAGAAGATGCACTGCACAAGTTCCTGATGGAAACCAGTGGAGGCTTTCACACCACCGACGCCGATTGGACAACGGTTGGCCGGAACAGCGATGGCTTTCCCGTCGCCAAAGGTTCACCCGAAGATGTGAGCGTCACCGAATAACTATGACTCAAGACTCTGATATCGACCTCATGCTCGCCGATGGTGAAGACACCGCTACCATCGGCGGCGTGACGGTCGCATGTCAGGTCTGGACGCAGGACCAGATTCAGGCCAAGGATGCAAACTCCGGCGGCCACAGTCTAGGCATGAGCTACATACTCCTCCGGGCATCGCTGTTCCCGGCTCTCGCGCAGGATGATCTGCTCTCCGTCAACGGCAAGGGATATCGCGCCGCACTGGTCAGCCGGGTCCAGGACGGCAA